CATCAGGTAACTTAATGGCTTATGCTACTTTATCAGCATCAAAGACTATTGAAACTGGTGATGTATTTCGTGTTCCATCAGGTGACCTAGATATAACACTTAACTAATACGAGACTATAAATGGCTTTTGAATATAGTGAAGCCCAATATGGTCTAAGAACCTTTGGTTCTAGCGTTGGTGAAGTAATAAATGCTTCAGCAACAGTTACTGCGACCTGTACGATACCCAATGTAGATTGGGCAGTTGCAGTAGGTTCAGGTCAAATAACTGGCACAGTTACATCTTCATCATCTTGTAGTGGTGAAGTTGTAATCATAGAACGCATAGATGAGTTTGCGTATGGTATGGGTGCTTATGGTGAGAATGCCTATACACAAGGTGACTTACAAACTGTAATAACAGCGACATCGACAGTAACAGCTTCCTGTCTTAGAAAACGTACAGGTTCTGCTACAGCATCGGTTGTTGCAAATGTATCAGCAAGTGCTAGACGTGTACCTGAAGGTTCAGCTTTAATCAATGGTACATCTACAACTACAGTAACCACTACAGGTAATGGTTCAAGAGTTAGAGAGAGTAGTGCAACAGCTACTCCTGAAGCAACCATAACCACAGATGCTTTTAAAACTGCTAAAGGTTCTGCAACAGTATCAGCAGTAGCTTCTTTAACAGCTTCAAGTGTGTTTATAGTGAATGGTTCTGCTACAACAACACCATCAGCAACCATAGCCGCAGTCTGTAACAGAGTAAGATTCGGTTCAGGTGTACCAACAGCAGTTGCGAGTATAACTGTATTAGGATATGCTACACGAGGTGGAATTGCATCGTGTACTCCGTCTGCATCATTAGTTGCAGACTCAGAGAAAATTTTCCAAGGCAGTATTGTGTTAGAGGCACTAGCTTCAAACACAGCAACTTGTAATAGGGTTCAAAATACTAGCGGTATAGTAAGTGCTACATCAGGAACTGCTACAATAGGCAGAGAGAAATGGGAGATAATAGTGAATGACACAAATACATGGACACAAATAGCGGCATAATATTATGGCATTAATACCTTTACAATTACCACCGGGTCAATATCGAAACGGAACAGACTTCGAGGCTTCAAATCGTTGGAGAGATGCTAGTCTAGTTAGATGGCACGATGGCTCTATGAGACCTGTAGGTGGATGGACAAGCAGAAAGACAAGTGCGTTTGCCGCCGCACCAAGAGCTATGATTTCTTGGCTAGACAATTCAAGTGACTCCTATTTAGCAGGTGGTACATACAACAAGTTATATTACGTAAATCCCTCACATACAGTTTACGATATAACTCCATCAGCATTGACATCAGGTGATTTGAATGGTTCGTTGAATCTCGGTTATGGTGGTGGATTTTATGGACATGATGCATATAGTAGAGCGCCGACCAGTTCAGGTATTTATGCAGAAGCGACAACATGGTCACTAGACACATGGGGTGAGTATCTCCTAGCATGTTCTTCTAAGGATGGAAGGATTCACGAGTGGCAACTCAATACAAGTGTGGTTGCACAGATAGTCACTAACGCACCAACAGGTAATAAAGCAATGGTGGTAACAGAAGAGAGGTTCGTATTTGCATTAGGTGCAGGTGGCAATCCTCGTAAAATAGCATGGTGCGACCAAGAAAACAATACATCTTGGACACCTTCAGCCACTAACCAAGCAGGTGATTTTGAATTACAGACTGTAGGTCAGATAATGTGCGGCTTACGGATGAGAGGCAGAACACTCATCTTAACTGATAACGATGCTCACGTTGCTACTTACTCAGGTGCGCCATTCGTATATGGATTCGAGAGAGTTGGTACAGCCTGTGGAGTATCATCAAGAAGAGGAGCTGTGGCTATTGATGAGGGTGCGTTTTGGATGGGTAAGAAAGGATTTTTCCAATTTGATGGCTCAGTAGCTAGTGAAATACCATGTGAGGTGGCTGATTATGTGTTTGATGATATGAACGCTTCACAAATAAGCAAGGTCTATGCAGTCCATAATTCACAACATGGTGAGATATGGTGGTTCTATCCAAGCGCTACTAATCTTGAAAATGACAGATATGTTTCACTTGATTACAAAGAAGGGCATTGGGCAACTGGTGAATTAGATAGAACAGCAGGTGTTGACCAAGGTGTATTTAGTAATCCAATATGGTCAGATGCAAGTGGTAATTTGTATAATCATGAAACAGGTTACACGCATGGTTCAACAAAACCATATGCTGAGTCAGGTTCAATTAGTCTTGGTAATGGTGACAGTATTATGAAAGTTACCCAACTTATCCCTGACGAAAAAACACAAGGTCAAGTAGAGGTTACGTTTAAGACACGTTTTTATCCTAATGATAGTGAGACATCACATGGTGCTTATACTCTGTCTAATCCAACAGACGTAAGGTTTCAGGGTAGACAAGTAAGAATTAAAGTACAGGGAACTGGTAATGACAACTGGCGGTCAGGCATTATGAGAATAGAGGCTAATCCGGGAGGTAGGCGATGAGTATTGCAACTCCACCGCCACCACTAGGCAAGGATTGGAAGCCTTGGGCAGAGCGTTTATCTAAGTTTATGACGAACACTAGAAACAAATTACAATTTAAAGATTCAAGTTCTAAAGCTACTGAAGATGGCATTATTATGTGGGATGAAGCACAAAATGCTGTTGTAGTATCTAAAAATGGAGCTTGGGTTAAGTTAAAATACGACCCATGAGTATACAAGAAGATTTAATGCGAAGTAAAGACTGGATAGAGTCAGCTCTTAAAAAAGGTGGCGAAACGCATGACTTTAAAGACATCGTAGATGGAGTAATGAAAGGAGATTTTCAACTATGGATGGGGGCAAACGGATGTGCAGTAACTGAGATAGTAGTGTATCCTAATAAGAAGGTTCTTCATGTATTCTTAGCAGGTGGCGATAAAGGCTACGGAATTAAACAGATTACAGACATGCATGATGATGCAATAACTTGGGGTAAACACCAAGGATGTATAGGGATGACTGTTACTGGTCGGAGAGGATGGAAGAAGATTCTCGAACCTAAAGGTTGGTCAGAGCAGTTTACAACTTTATTAAAGGAGTTTTGACATGAGTAGCGGCGGCGGAAAAGGGGGAAAGAAACAAACAGAAACAACGATACCTGATTGGGTTAGAGGCCCGGCGGAGAGAAATTTACGAAGAGCTGAACAGGTACAGCAATTAAAATACATGCCATACACAGGCCCACAGGTTGCGGCCTTCAATGAAACACAAAATGCGGCAATGAATAATAACATTGCGGCGGCAAAAGCATTTGGTTTGTTAGACCCTAATAGTACGCTAACAGCTACAACTGGAACACCTACTCCAACAGAATATGCCGGTGGCTTTAGAGGTTATGGCTCTATCGGACTATATGACCAAGCTTTAGCAGAACTTACAGCTAGAGACCCTGCAAATATGGCGGCATACAACAGCCTATTTGGTAACGCTATACCTGCAAATAACTTCGGTAGAGGCGGAGGTGGTGGCGGTGGTGGAAATATTACACATAATCCGCCTAGCAATAGACCGAGACTACCATCAGACTACAATGCGGCAAAATGGGGAGCTGACAGAGTATTAACAGAGACTAGCAAAGGTGGCAAGGGTGGTCGAGGCGATATAGGTGGAAATAGAGATTTGCGTTCTAATTTCAAAAGAAGAAGTTTAATTAATAGGAGAAAAGCAATTACTTCAGCAAGAGGTGAGAGAAATAAAAGATTTGGAGGTAACTACTAATGGCTAATCAAGGACTACCCGGCGGACAAACAACTCCACCAAACATCAACAGCCTAGCCGCTCAAGGCATACAGGGTGCAGGGATGGGTACTGCATTAGGCATGGGATATACTCCAAGTCAGGTTGGTGTAGCAGGTACAAGTGCTTCAGTTACTCCAACCAATGTAACAGGAACGAATGTAACACCAATGGGTTTAAGTAATACTGTAACACCTAATCAATTAGCTACTACAAACCTAGCTCCTTACATGAATCCTTACACTCAAAGTGTTATTGATGCTAATGAGGCTGATATTCTACGTGGTGCAAGTATTGGAATGGGCCAACTTCAAGGAGCGGCACAGGCGGCAAATGCTTTCGGTGGTTCACGTCATGGTGTAGCAATGGGTGATATTGGTAGAGAAACATTACAACAACTTGCACAATCATCAGCAGGACTTAGACAAGCAGGTTATGGCAATGCACAACAGGCGGCATTACAAGATATTCAAAACAATATGCAAGGTCAGTTGGCTAATCAAGCAGGAAGTCAATTTGATATAAGCACAGGTATGCAAGGTCAGTTAGCAAACCAAGCGAATAACCTACAGGCACAACTAGCTAATCAACAAGTAGGTTTGCAAGGACAACAGTTAAATCAACAAGCAGGATTACAGGATATATCTAATGAACTACAAGCTTCACTAGCTAATCAACAAGCAGGTCTACAAGCACAGCAACAAAGACTTGGTGCGGCTAATCAATTAGGTCAATTATCAAATCTTGGATTTGGAATGGGTCAAACTGTAAATAGAAACCTTGCACAACAAGGCGCACAACAACAAGCGTTACAACAAGCTTTATTTGATGCGGCACAGCAACAATATCAAGGATTTGTTAATCATCCTGCACAGGGTCTTGGTTATGTAACAGGCGCATTGAATGCCGGGCCTGTTAAAACACCAAATACAGTAACACAAACGAAGACACCGGGTCTGTTTGATTACCTAACACTAGGTGCAAACGCTTATACCGGTAATGCGGCTTAGGAGATAGAAATGAGTTTAGGACTAGGACAATTATTAGGAGGAGCTATACTTGGAAGTGGTTTGTTCGGCGGTAATGACGAGGACGAAGAGAAACAAGGCATCATGGGTGGTCTTACAAACATTAGTAACTCTATGTTTGCCGGGATGTCACGAGAACAGGTGTACAGACTAGGCCAAGGCTTCAATACAATGCGTTTAGAGCCTGACCAAGCTATGCACGAAAGTTTTGAGAACAGAATTAGCGATATACGTGCTACTGATGCCGCTACTGCGAACAAAAACGCTACTGTAACCGCTTTATTAGGTATGACTTCAGACAAATACCCTAATGGTAGAACCGATTTAGCCGCTATGGTTAAACAGGGAGTGTTACCACCTGCTGAAGCTATCTCAATGGCTATAAAAGTTGAGCCTTTGTCAGACTTTGAAATTAAAATGCAATGGTTAAAAGATAATCCGAATGCTAGTGCTGAACAGAAAGCATTAGCCGGTATTACAATACCTGTAGAGACAGAATTTGACAAAAAATTTAAATTATTTACTGATGATAGTGAAACCAGTATATTAACTGAAGCTCAAAGAGAAATTGGATTAAACCAATTATTAGGTACTGCTGTTACAGAATCAGACTTTGAAAAGAAAGTAGCATTGTACAATGAATTAAGCAAAGAAGGCCCAATATCTCCTGATATGTTGGAGTTAATTGGAATACCTAGAAAGAGCCAATCAGACTTTGAAAAGAAAATGAACGAATTAGAGTTACTTGCACAAGAAAGCGGTATGAAGCCAAACGAGCTAATGAAAAGAAAGATAGCTTTAGTATCTAATTACACAGCCGATGATGGTGTAACCGATACTATGAGGACTATGGATTACAGAGCTAAACAAGCAGGACTCGTACCGGGTTCAGATGACTACAAAGCGTTCTTCCTTAATTATGGTGGTGGCGATACAAAAATTGATATTGATATTGACCAAGGAGACGATACATCAGCTTATATGGAAGCCGCACAAAAAGCGATGGTTGAGTCAGATAATAAAGAACTTGAAGCAGTTAGAAAAGCAGAAGCTAACATAAGAAAATTAGACCAAGTATTAAAAATTATTGATGAAGGAGACCCGAACTTAGGCGCATTATCAGGTTTTTATCAGACAGTAGACGAAGTTATGGCTAAGTTTAACTTGTCAAAAGAATCTGCTCAGTCAGCAACAGATACACAATTACTCGAAGCTTTATTGGGTAGTGATGTATTTGGAATGATTGCCATACTAGGTATCGGCGCACGTGGTATTGATACACCTGCTGAAAGAGATTTCTTGATTAAGGTTATGACTGGTGAAAGAAAAATGACACCTGAAGCTCTTAGAAGAATGACTTTATATAGACGTAAATATTCAAGAATGGTAATTGAGGACTATAACAATAGACTGAAGGATGGTTATTACAAATTATACATACAACACGCAAGACCACTTAAACACATAGATGTTACACCATTACCTGAATGG